TTTGTATAATTTTGTTTTGAAGTATTCAACATCAGCTAATTCACCAAGATTCTCCCCTCCCGGCAACGTTGAAATTTCTGTACCTCTACCACCTTCTCTTCGTGGAAGCCAGTAATCCTCTAGCATACTCATGTGCTTACGTTCATCTTTAATCTCACCAGAATTGGAATCGTATACCAACTTGTTCTTATATTTGTTCATAATGTCACGTAGATACTGTTCTGCTTTGATCTTAGGTAAATTACCTACATCAATATAGAAAATTCTACGTTCAGGAGCACGTGAGATACGATAGATGACCACCGCGTCTTCGATCATTCGTAACTGATTAAGAGGTTTAATTGCTTTGTGTAAATGACTTAATACTAACTTTCTATCAGGATCTAATACTCCAGAATGAACATAAGAAACAGAATCATTAGCAATTTGAACCGTTTGGCCAGTACTTCTATCTCCAATACCCCTCTCATTAAACATATAAAATTCTTGATAACCACTTGTATCAAGTTGTTGACCTTGCGGACCTTCGACTAATTTAGGCTGTCTAACTTTCTTTATTTTAAGAGAATCAATTGGGCGTAGTTCTAATATACCTCGTTTAGGGTTTCTTTCATCAATAATAACATGAAAGTATAATCTACCATCAACATACCATTTTCTGAATAATTCGTATCCTACTCTCCTAAAATCAAGTAAACGAACTAATTCTTCAAATTCTTCTTTTATACTTTCTTTGATATTATCTGATAGGTTGGATTTTTCTAGACTAATACTAACTGGGGATTCTTCTCTATTTGTAACAATAGCTTCATTAATAACATCGTCTATTGCTTGATCACATTCAGGATATGTTGCCATTTCCCGATATTTTTTAATTAATTCTTGTTCATTTTTTGCAGAGCCTTCTAGATCAACATACGTACCGTATGCTCCGCCTGAAGGCGCAACTTCAAGTGCACCATCTTCTGGCTCTGGGAGAGCAAAAGATTTCTTACTTTTTTTATCCTGATCTGTTCTCCCTATAGAAAACCCAAATAATTCAAGTGCCATACATTATTCCTAATAGGTGAAATGGGAGCGAAATAATTCACCCCCATGTAAAATTGCTTCTAACATTAATATTTATATTACTGTCCTACGCTAGATTCGGTTGATTTCCAATAATTAAATTCCCATGTTACATCATAGGTTTGAATATCATTGGTATCCCATGATAAAGTAATTTCTCCTGTAGATGAAGGCCAAACATCAACAAATTCATAAGATTTAGTTGGACCTGAATCATCTTTAGCAAATTGAGTAATTTTTAATGCTCCAGTATATGAACCATTTCCAGTAATTTTCATCATATCAGAAGAACGCTTATTGCTTGCATGGGAATTAATTTTTTCCATCCAATTCTCTAAATGATTTCTAACTTCCATATCTTCATCATTATAAACTGATGTTGTTACTTGACCAGCTGCACGATTACTAGGAATATTTAAAGCTCTTCCCATAAATGTAATAGAAGCGGCTTCTATAGCCGATGCCGGAAAACCAACACCTTTACATAAAAATTTAAAAGATCCTATATCACTTCCTGTACCTTTAGCGGCTGTAAGTTCACATTGAAATAAACTAGCTAATGCTCCACCTTTAGTAAGAGCAGACGTAAATTTGTCAATTGAAAAATTTGATGCCATTGTTTTATTCTCCGATGACTAGATTGAGATGATGGGGAAGTCTTTTTTACAAGTGCACTCTTCAGCAGTCACCGTCTTCCCCCATCTTTAAGTTGTTTATATTACTATTTATACTATATTATCTTATCCACCGATAACTTCACTAAATTCTACTCCAGAACGTACTGCAACAAATTGCAATTGAATGAAGTTAATTGAACGTGATGGTTTAACGTAAATATCTCCACGGAACTCATTGCGATCAACAACTTCCGGAGTATTATTGCTATCATCACATACAACAGCAAAGTCTTGAACACCACCTCTTCCTTGAATATCTCTTAAGAATGGCTCAACAGTAGCGGTAAATCTACTTCGTGAAAACGAATCGTTGAATTCAAACAAGAAAGCTTTTGCCATATTAGCAATTGATTTTTCTAAAAGAATAAACAACCTTCGTACATTGATTCGATCAAACGCTCCAGGTTTTGCTAATAATGTTTTATCACCAAAAAGAAGTATTCCGCTTCCAGGCATTGCTGTAACAGGATTAACTCCATTTTTATAAAGATCATCTCTTTGTGTCTTATTAGGATTAAAAGGAAGTTTAATAGCATTTCTGATATTACCTCTATCTAATCCAGCTGGTGACCAGAATGGGTCTCTTGATTCATCAGTAAATGCACAACATCCAGCAATATCACCATTCAATGGAATATATCGATAAACATCATTGTACTTATCGTACATGTATTTCCAACCAGAATCCATGACTGCATAAGATGAACTAGGCATAGAATTTCTATGATCAACTACATCTGTAGTTTCACTTCCGGCATTATCAACGACATGTGCTTGAAGAGGTGAGACAAAAGCTACACAATCTTTACGATATTCTGCAATGTTATTAATAACATGGATTTGAGTTGCTGCAGTTGCATCACCTGTCATTACAAGTGTTACATCAATTTCTTCAGCATTTTTGAATTTATCAAACCCCGTTTGAACATTTCCGGCTGTTGCGGTTGAACCTGCGGCCCCACCTGTGCAACTTCCAGATATGATAATTCCTTTACCATTAAATGTTCCTGTTGCGGCTCCACCCCACGCAGTTGTTCCTAGTGAGGCATCTGCATCACCTGATGCACTATGATCCATCCATCGAACATAAGAAGATTTTCTATTTACTAAATCTTTGTAGTAAATACTTTGACCATCTTCACCTTTGGCTCCACCGGCAACTGAACCTGTATATGTTTCTAGTACAGTATTATTTGCTCCAGTAAATTCACCATCTTCATCTATAACAGCAACATGAATTTCATCTTGAGATCCACTATTTCTTGCACAATGTGAAGAAGTAACAGGATCGCTATCGAAAGAACCGGCATATTCCCAATCTCTAGACCATGTATTAGCAGCAGCTGCGGCAACAAAAGGTTCTGAGACTGTCAATACTGTATTACTTGTAATTGAAGAAACTTTTCTTTCTTCTGCAATTCCCACAAGTTTAATTGTATCTCCTACATTTACTTGAAGATCAAAAAATGTACTTGTTCCTGTAACAGTTGCACCATTAGCACTTGCGGCTACTGTTCCAATCATTTGAGCGGCGGGTTCGCCGAATCCTGATCTTTTATGTCGAACAGCGGCGCCAGCACTAATATCTGATCCGTGTGCACTCTGTGCAACAGCTGTATTTGCATTAGTAACTGTCGATATTACTAATTTATAAGTTCCTAATGTAATAACATCTCCGATACTTAATTCTGTTAGAAATGAAGTAGAAGTTGTTACACCATTAAGTGCACCAGATGATTCAGTCCACGCCATTGTTCCTGTAAGAGCAACATCTGTATTAGCATTAAGTGTTCCATCAGAATTTGTGTTTGCCTTTGTGGCACCACAAACGGAAACTCTTAAACTGTTTCCAAGGTCTCCAGCATATTTTGCTACAAAAGGACCATAATCATCTGTTTGTGTTCCTCCCATGTCTGGATCATAGGTATTTTCATAAGTTTCATCATTTGCAATGTAGACGGTGTTTGATGCATCCATTGTAGCATTTTTTGCATCAGTTGTATTAGGTGTACGAACTACTTTAAGATTACCCGAGTATGCGAGATAACTTGCTGCAGTAAAAAATGTTTTGTACGTAGCGGCGTCAGGTTTGCCAAAAGTACTTGACAATTCAGTTTCATTTGATACTGTTGTCGAAAAGTATGATGGCCCCCACCTAAAAGGACCGGCAATTGCACCCTCCGTCATCGAAATTTCCGGAACAACAGTTGTTAAGTCAATTTCTTTGGTTACAACGCCCGGACTAATTGTAAAAGGCATTTTATCTCTCCTATAATAAGTTGAAAGATTGGTTTATAAGGTTTTCTACCATATTACATTTATTTATTATTTTACAGTTCTCTAAAATCATAAATATTAAGAGTTCTCATAAATAATTCAAGGATTTAGATGGATCGTAAAGACAAATTTAATTTATTTGACAGTAAAAAAATAAAAGATCGATTTCTTAAAAAGGTTGATCAATCAGAAGCACATACTAAATGTCATATCTGGCTTGCGTCTAAAAACAAAACAGGTCATGGCATGTTTTCTGTTATGGGTAAAACTATACCTGCCAGTAGATATTCTTTTATGATGTATAAGGGAGAAGTTGCAAATCATGAAGTTGTCACTCAAACATGTTTTAATCCTTCTTGTGTAAATCCCGAACATCTTGAATTATCAGACAAAAGAAGACTAAGTAAAAGAATTTCTGTTAATCCTGCTCAATTAGAATCAGGGTCTATTAATTTCTTAGTAAGATTAAAGAAAGAAAGACCTGATTTGATTGATAAAATTGAAGAGTTAATAAACGAAATTAATAATCCACCTACTGAAGTTGATTTTGAAAAGTTTGATCCATTTGTAAAAAATTAGCTACCAG